TGACTTCTTGGTAAAACTCATTCGGTTTTCTTGGCTTTTGGTTTCCGAGTCTTTTTGACGGTAGCGGTAATCTCGTCCTGCTCTACAACAACAGGTTGCGACCCACCTTCTGACGGAGCGACTGGGGACGGAGATTCAGAAGAATCGTCTTCAATGTCAATAGCAGTTGCAACACTAGTTGCGGGACGCTCTTTCTGAATCACCGAAATCTCAGATACATCGACTCCGTATTTCGCAGCGAGTTGACGTACAAACAAAGCTTGTTGAGCTTTTGACTCTAAAGCAGAACGCCAGTCGAGACCACGCGCTCCGTAGACCTCATCAAAGGTAACAACGCCAGCCTCTAGCTCTGCCAATTGAGCCGCAGAATTACGGCCAACGTCAACATTCGGGGAGCGCGGAGCGGTGATTGATACTTCGTACCAATCCGAGGGAGCGTCGTTTAGCGTAGGATCATTCTTGATCGCGTACTCCATCGCGTACTCGTAAATACGACGAGCCGCTGATGCCATGACTTGATGGCGAGAGCGGAACCAAACAGACGACATATCTAGCGCACCGCGATAAACAGTCCCCTGCATTGACTCTGGGTAAACCAGAACGTAAGGGATACCAACGCCAGCACAGACTTTCTCGGTCAGTTGTCGCCAGTACTCGCGCATATTTACACCGGGACGCTCGGTCGCGAACTGCTCGAAACTGTCACCGTTCTTCATTACCTTAACGCCAGATCCAAAGACCTGTTCGTAGTAATTCTCAGCAGTGTTAACGCTCGCTCCAGCAGTTCCAGCGCGGAGGTTGCTCGCTTGGACTTCGCCAGCGTCAGTCTTAACAATCTGAGCGACAGACGCGCCTAACTTACAAGCCTCCATCTCCAGCTTTTGCAGATCATCTAGATCGTGGAGATCGTTGATGACAGCGGATACAAATGGAAGACCTCTAAGTTGACCGGGACGATTCGGTTCGTAGATATGGACAACCGAGTCAGAGGGAATGGAGCGAACATCAGTCAGGTTACCCTGAGTTTTTTCCGATCCAATAAAGTAGGAGATGGCTCGTCCAGTTCTTGGATCAAAGCGGATGCCATCAAAGACAGTCTCATCTGCTTGCATCCCTGCTGGAGTTGCAATGGATTGAGCCTCAATAAGCTGCAATCGAGGTTTGCCGGTGTCTCCTTTGGTGAGCAGCAGGAACGACTCACCATCGTAGAACCAGCCGCGAGCGGCTTGTCCCATCAGAGTTGAGAACGACTGCCGAGAACCGATATCGGGATAACGGCTCCAGACATCAAACCACTTCTTGGCTTTGAGATTCCAAGCGGAATCACTGGAGGCTGGTTGAACCGAGAAGCTAGAGCCAACAGTGTAGCTCTCAAACAGATCACCAAGCCTATTCAGTACAGCGTTGTTTTGCTCAAAAAAGCGAGACTTGCGAACGATGGCTTGACGAGTCGAACTAGTAACATCAAACCGCGCGGAAGTGTAAGACGTATCGAGATACGAACGACGCAAAGACTGACCCGCTCCTTCGTATTTGTTTACGGGAGCAGGAAACAGCTTGTTCGCTATGTTTTGAAGAAAGCCCATTAGCTCATTCGGGTTGTGGCTTCACGACGGAATTGCGTGAAATCCCCATAATACCGAGTGGTTGAAACCAGAACGGCGGTCAGCATCTTGTTGTAAATCTGGAGATCGGTGGGACTAGCGATCCCATCACCAGAAAGAAGCGTTACAGCGTAATCGTAATCGGTTAGCAGAGACTCCCACATTTCGAGCATCTCAATTGGTGCTGCCGTACCTTTACCGGGTTCAGCGAACTCAACGGAAACGTCAGAGCTAGAAGTGCTACGGACCACATTCCCGCTCTCCATCGAGTTAGCGGAAACAGTCAGCTTTGCCGTTAAAGCCTCAAGCAATGTCAAAGCGGCTTTGCTCGCGTATGTAGTACGCAAGTAACTCCGCTTAGTTGCTACTGTGTATGTGAACACTTGCGCGGACTATCAACAGACCACCAAGTTTGTCAACCACTAGAATTTTCCGAGGTACTGGAAGTTAGGTCTCCCCACAACATAACCATCGCCAACTGCATGATTTCACAGTCATGCAAATGGTCCGGCCAACGAGTGTTTCGCTTGAACCATAGATGTTTGATCCTACCGGAGCGGTTAGCCGTTGGCTTGAGAAGATGGCTGTCTAGATGCTTCCAATAGGTATCAGAATCGCTCGCAAAGGCTCCTTCAGCGTCGAGCGGAGCGGGTAGGCTACAAACACTCCATTGATGAGTCTCGCTCCCTTTACGGAGCCGCTGGAGCACCTCCCGCATATGCTCGGTGTCAAAGACAAGCAGAGGCTGTACAGCGTCCGTACGCATTGAGGTTGAGGTTGTAATTCCAAAGGGATGGATTGAGCCGGTCTTGCTGGTAAATCTAGCTCCAGTCTCTCGGCCTTTAAGTGGCATCCATCCGATTAGCATTGGCTTTCGGAGACCTCCCTCGGGCGGATACCGCAGACCGCAGGGATAGTTTATTGGGCTTCCGCTGCTTTGCGAAAACTCCGCGCAAGCATCGTACACCGCTTGAGTGTTGTAACCGGAATCAACGCCAACATCCATGTCGTGGATGTTGTACTGGAGTTGAATCCTGCGGAGTGCGGCAAAATCATCAGCGTGACCCGCTCCAACAAGTCTAGAGTTGCCTTTGCTCCATTCTCGGCAGACCCACCACAAGAACGGAGCCGCAGCTTGTACGTCAGCGGTTAGATAGCGTCTTGCTTCAGGGATGCCAGCATCAGAGACAATCTCGACTCTGTCCTGTTGAGTCTCCTGATTTTCCCACGGTTCAGCCAACATCCCGTTAATAAAACCCTGCAATCCCATCATCGAGGATTTTGCTTCAAGGAACGCGACGGCAAGATTTCCCCAAGTACATTTGCGGTCTGGGGAATACAGCGAAGAAAGATGATAAGACCTTACGCTCGGGAGGCTGGCTTTATTTTCCGAGATCCACTTGCCGTGACGTAACCCTGCGACTTTCTGGCTGTCAGATATCTTACCCTGACACAATTGGCAGACGTAGTGCGCTGTGGTACGGATGCGCTGCCAGTCGGGTCTGCCGTCTTCTAGCTTCTCGTTTTCCCAAGTGACTTGTCTCCACTCCAACTTGATATGCTCTCGGCAATATGGACACGGGATGTAATACCTACGCTGATCTCCTCGTAGATATCGCTGCCAGATCCGCCCCTCCGAGGTTGTTGGAGTAGAGGTAAAGAAGGCTTTAGAGCTACTAAACGCTTTGAGTCGCTGCTCGGCAAGATCCAGAGCGTCAGCTTCTTTAGCCGTAGCATCAGCGAATTTGTCCACCTCATCTGCAACCAAGATCCTTACCGGACGAGACGCTAGATTTGCTGGTGAGTTGGAACCGACAAACGTCAGAGTACAGCGGTCGAATTGCTGCTCAAGATTGGTGATCTGGTCTTTATCCGTAGGGAACCGCGCAATCATTGCCGGTGAGTCTTCCAGCATTGGGAGCCAGCGAGACTTGGAAAAGCTGCGAGCCAGATTCTCACTCGGCATAAGCCACAAAGCAGGAGACGGCTCTACGTCGATGGACCAAGCGAGACCAGCCATCAGCGTCGTCGTTTTGCTGGTTTGACTTCCCCAACACAGAGTAACCTCGGAGACCGCTGGATCCTTCCAACTCTCAAGCGGCTCCCTGCAATATGGTCTGACCGCCGTGGAGAAGGGACCGGGATGCTCGGTCTGCCGTTGACTCAGTGTAAGATTAGTCTCCGCCCACTCGACAACAGATTGCCGTGGAGTTGGTCGCCACAACTGTCGGCGGAACTCTAGGATTTCAAGCTCTAGGTCTGTCATCAGAAGAGTTGGTTCATCTTATATTGCATAGCGGTCGTCATATCGATTAACGCCATGCGATCTTTTATTCCGTTAACCAGACGATCCTCAACCTTATGGTTTGCCGCCCAAGACGCATTGCGGTTAAAGATCTCAACCATCATAACAATGTTGTCATCCAGCAAATGCAGCACTCCGTAAAACGGGAGCTTTGTGCGTCTGGTGACTTCAAGAGCCGCTTGGATCTTAGACCAAGAGATCATCCATTCGTTTCCAAATGTGGTCTGGAGCTTGTGGAGACCATAGCTGCGAGTTTTGACCTCATAGATTCCGGTGATGATCCCTTTGAACGGATCGAAGATGAAGCCATCAATGCGGGAAGGCTCTTGGTCTGATATCGACAGGAACTCCAAGCCGGTCTGACGCTCTATCGCTTTGATCGCGATTCTGTTTTGCCGAAGCGATTCGATTCCCGCTGGCTTTTGACAGTTTAAGATTTCCACGGGTCCGTTTGATGCAGAGTTTTGAGACATACTTCTTGGACCCAACGCTCCAACTCGCGCTCGGCGTGTTCAGGATCGTGCGGAGCAATGCGACCGGATAACTGTTTCGGCATAGACTTCAGAAGTTGGGACACTGCTCCATCGTGTTCCTGCATCGCTTTCTTAACCCACGCACCGGAGACAAGCGTTCGCTCCTTCTCTGATTGAGCCAGTACGTCATCGCGGCTTGATATGAGATTCTTTGCTGCGGTCGCGTGTACCGAGACCATTCGGCCAGCATCGAGTGACCGAGACTGCAAAGCTTCAACCGCTAGATCATAAGCGGCTCGCTCAATCTTCTTCTGTCGCTCGTAGGCTCCCTGCGGGGAGTCTTCTGTTGCAAGAGCAGCGTTGATAGCGGCAGATGCTTCGGGAGGTCTGTATGGCCCCCCTGCGACTTCTGGTGTAGGTTGCTGCTGGATCGCAGTCATGCGCTGG